CAGCTGCGCGGGAACTCCAGGAGTCGAATCCCCTTCTCCATCCAGTAGTAGTCGCGGATCAGGGCGTAGCAGTCGGTCACCCCGTGGCGGAATGGGCGGCCAACTAGCGGGGCCCGCTCAACCTGGTCCCCCCACCAGCAGATGTCGGAGCACTCGTTGCCGTCGGTGGAGAGGACCCCCCATGGCACAGCGGCGCCCATCTGGCCCCACATATCGCCTTCTGACGGTACCGGGTGCCCGTCCGGATGGCTGTGAACCACGGCCAGCAGGGTTTCGGCCAAGGCTTTTGCCACCTCGGCCGGAGCTATCTCGAAATAGTTGTGCGGATCTGCCGCCACATTCCGCACCTGGCGGCAGCCCTTCCCGGTGATGACCCAGACGCCTTCTTCCGGGTAGGCCAGCAGCGCCTCTTCGCGGATCTGCCGAGAGAACTGGTCGAACATCACAGCCTCCCTACGCCAGGGAAGCCGTAGTAGGGCAGCACAGCGGCCTCGCCGAAGTGGCGCTTGCAGTCGCTGATCCGCTTCCCGCAGCGGGCTTTGGTCGGGTCGGATGTCGGCTTCCCGCCCTTGGTGTACATGGCCTCACCTGCGTAGGGGCAGGTCACACCCTGGTAAACCCAGCGGCCACCGGACCAATACCGGAATCTGTGCGAACAGGAATCCCTGAGCACCTGGCGGGCCGGCAGCATCTTGCCCTGCTGGTCCATTTTCGCGGACAGCTCGAACTGCAGCAGGTTGCGCTTCTGCGAGGTTTTGCGCTCGATGACAAAGTGATCCGGAGGGAACATCGCCTCCGGGTTGGGCGAGACCCCGTCGTCCAGGTACTTGCGGTAGGTGCGGATACGCACGACCGGACACCCGACAAGGTCGTCCGAGTCTAGGACCAAGGACAGGAACGCCAGGTCCACGGCGGCAAGAGTGAGGGTCGGCCTCGGCAGCGTGCCGGTACTGTTCCAAGAGAACCCCTCCACCGCGATGGGCAGAGGGGTGTACTCGTAGCCGTTGAACTGGATGGGCAGGCCGTCTACGGAGGTCGGGGAGAACCGCAGGATTCCGTCCCCGAACTTTCTCGCGTCCAGCTCGAACATGACCACTACCGCGTCCTGCTCAAGTCTCTGGATGTCGGAGGCGATCAACGTGCTCATATAGGCGCCGGTGCAAAATGTCTGCCCATATTCCCATATTTACAGGCCGCGTTCAAACAGGGTTGAAGTCCTGTTTGAAGCTCGCGGTCAAGTTGCAGTCGTTGTAGTCCTTGTGGGTGAAGTTCACCGCGGTGCACACCACCTTGTGGACCTGCCCTGTGGTCAGGTCGGTCCAGCGGAATGCCTTCCAATTCATGCGGGACTTCAGCCAGTCGTAGGTGTCATGGGCTGCCTCGGGAGACAGGAACGACCAGGACAGCGACCAGGTGTCCTTCGTGTGATTGATGCCGGCTGGCCGGCGCAGCTCGTAACCGTCACCCAACTCAATAGTTTGTACCTTGGCTTCCGGGGTCGCGGCCTGGCCCCAGTCCTGGGGCCCGATGTCCGGGAATACGTCGAGACTCATGCGGTTCGGTTCCTGATCCAGTTATCGAGGGCCCCGTTGGGGCGCGTCTGTTCTACCAGGGTCGACATGACCACTCCCTTGACCATGTCAGCCACCTCTTTGCCCCGCCCGGCGGCGTCTCCGCCGGCATCCTCGCCAACCTGCACCACGATCTGAGGTGCCAGGGTGATGGCGTATTCCCCGCCCCCGCCTCCCAGTTTCTTGGCGGTCGCCTCCCTACCAGTTACGTGGGCCGGGCCCTGGACGATTTCCGGGCCGTACTCACCCACGATGCCGTACTGGCCATAGGGAATAACTCCCCCCTTGTCGTAAGCCCCCGCGTAACTGCTGCCGCCTCCCCCGGAGCTCATCTGACCGATGGCCAAGGCCGCGACAAGGCCCGCCGATGCGTAGCCCTGGGCAGTGATGAACGTGGCCAGCGACATCCCCAGGACTTTGGTGGTGTCCCCTGGAATGGCCATGGCCTGGGCTGCGGCCAGGTGCGTGTACATCAGGATCTGGGCAATCGCCAGGGCCTTCTGGGCCACGAACGCGGCCTTCTGAGCAGTGGTCGCGCCCTCGGCCACGCTGGCGAACTGACCGAGCAGACCTTCGGCGCTGTTCATCATGGAGATCATGGCCATCTTTCCGGCCTGTTCCCCGTACTCGATGCGGCTCTGGTCCAGCGCCTTGCTCTGGTCGGTGAAGCGCTGCTGGGCGGTCAGCAGGGACTGGTTCTTCCGGTCTTCGATCTCCAGCAGTCGGCGTGCATGCTCCTCCTGGTCAGCCAGTTTCAGGGCGTCCAGGGCCTTCTGCTGCTCGTACGCCTGGTTCGCAATGTTGATCTTGTCCAGCTCGTAGCCGTCGCCCAGCTCAGTCTTGCGGTTTGAGTACCAGCTGAGCCCCTGGGCCCGTTCCATCTCGGTGGAAGCCCATTCGCCGAACGGAGTCGAAGCGGAGTCACTGAGACCGGTCGGAGCAGTCGGCGCCCCGTTGAGGACCGCCTCCTTGTCGCGCACCTTGATCGCGCTGGCGAGCCGACTGTACTCGTCCATCGAGACCGCACCCTCCTTGAGGAGGCGGTTCAGCTCGGCCAAGTCACCCAGGGTCTCGGAGAACGGGGAAGTCCCGTACCCCTCTCGCAGCGCCTGCAGAGACTGGTAGTTCTTGTCCTGCTCCTTGGTCAGCTCGTAGTGGCCCCTGGCCAGCTCCTCAAGCGCCTTCGCCTTGTTCTCGGCGGAGATCTTCCCCTTGTCCATGAGCAGCTGCAGCTGCTCTGTCTTCTTCTGGGTGTCCTCCAGCGAAGCGCCCAGGGGGTCGAACCTCTGGCGCAGGGAGGCGTAGGTGGACTCGGCCGCCTTGAGCGCCTGCTCAGCCTCCCTGGCGGCCTTCTCAGCAGCCTTCTCGGCCTCCGACTTGCCGCCCTTCGGCTTGTTCTTCTGCTCGATGTTCGTGCGCAGCTGCCTGATCTGCTGCAGCAGTTCCAGTTCGGCCTTCAGTCGATCGGCTTCAAGCTCGTCATAGGTTCCCTCGAAGCTGGTCCCCTTGAGCAGGTTGTATTCCGCTCGGAGGGCGACCACGTTTTCCAGGCGCACCTCCAGATCCGCAAGCTGCTGCTCGTCGGTCATGTGGAACTGGGTAAGGGCGTCCTGGGCGTCCGCCAGGCGGGTGGCGCTGTCAGCCACCTCGCTGTAAAGCTCGGCCTCCTTCGCCAGAAGGTCGTTGCGTTCCTGGTTGAGCCGGTTGTAGCTGTCCTGTCCTGGGCGGCTCTTCGTGTCGTTGTCATTGATGGCCTGGTCGTCCTGGGCCACCAGTGCATCTATCTCCGCCTGGACGATGGCACGCTTGCGCTGCAGGGCGATCAGCTTCTCAGCGGCGGTGGCCTCCTTCTCCATAGCTGCCGCTGCGGCAGAGGACTGACTAGCCAGCAGGTCCGCGGAGGAGACCTCCCTCAGCGTGATCATGCGCTCCTTGACCTTGTCGGCGGCGGCCTGGGTGCTGACCACCTGCTCCTTCGCCTGCTCCCACGCGGCCTTGAGCTTCTGGACATCCTCCCAACTGGTGGTGAAGCTGCCGGCGTTGAACTCCCCAAGGGCCTCCCTGTACGCCTTGGCCGCGTCCGCCGCCTTCGTGATCTTCTCCTCCTGCTGCTGGAGCAGGCTGAGCCGGTCGGCTTCGGTTGTCTTCAGGCGCTCAAGGGAGTCCTGAGCGTTCTTGATGTTCTCGTTGTACTTGGCGATCTGGCGGTCGATGTTGGCGTATTCGCTCTCCAACAGGTCCGTCGGCAGACCTTGCTTCTTGCCTTCCTCGATCAGGCCGGGCAGGCGGGACTTGCGCTGAAGGGTTTGCTCGATGCTCTGCTTTTCCGACTCGATCTGGTCCTTCAGCGCGTCACGCTCTTTGGCCAGGGCCACGCCCATGATCGACTCTTTCAGCTTGTCGTAGCTGGCCTTGAGCTCGTCCACCTTCTCTTTCTGCGCCCTGGCGGCTTCCTCGGTGTCAGTGCCGAACACCGTGGCCAGCGCGGAGCCGATACCGTACAGAAGGCCGACCCAGCCCAGCGCCCGCATCAGCACGCTGGCGCCAACGGCTAGCTTGCTCAGCCAGCCGGCAGCTACGGCCGCCGAGGTGGAGAACGCACTAAGCGCCATGGCACTGCCGGCCGCCATGGTTGCCTGGGTACGCATGGCCGCGCTGGACCCTGCGGTGTGCAGGGACAGGGACTGCATCGAGGCTCCGGTTGTCGCTGCCCTGGCGCTCAGGATGCCCAGGCCCTCGCCCAGGGACTTAGTGTCGGCGGCGAATGCCGAAGCCACGTTGCCACTGGCAAACTTGAACGCCAGGATCCCGCCCACCATCTGCGCGAGGGCGACGGCCGTGCTCTCTGCTCGGGCGAGAATCAGGTCGAGCTGGGTGAGAGAGTCACCTTCCTTCAGCGGTACGGTCAGGTCGATCAAGCTCTTCGACAGGGTTGCCGCACCCAGGCGCAGGCGGCCTTCTACGTTGTCGAACGCAGCCAGCTTCACTTCCTCGAACGAGGAGATGACCTCCTTCCAGTCGTACTTCAGGCCATCGGAGATCTTGTCCCGCATGCGCTCTGCGGCGCCGGCCACGTCGTCCAGGCCGCGGCGCAGCTGTACCAGGTTGTCCGCCTGGTCGACCAGGGCTGCGATCGGCGAGGTGGCGTACACGCCTACCAGGTCCTGGATGGCCGACAGGCGCTCAGCGCCCGAAACATCCTTCAGCTTGGTGCTCAGTTGCCCGATGATGTCGACCAGGCCCCTGGTCTTGCCCTCTGCGTCGAGTACAGAGATGCCGTACTGCGACATCATCTCCGCGCCCTTCTTGGTAGGGTTCAGGATGCTGACGAACAGTCGGCGTAGCGCGGTACCAGACCGGGAAGCCTTGATGCCGGAGTTGGCCAGGGCCTCGATCGCCGCGACCGTGTCCTTCATCGACACGCCTGCGGTGTGTGCGGCCGGGCCGGCGTAGGTCAGGGCGTTGGCCAGCTGGGTGATGTCGGTGTTCGAGCTGACCACGGCGGTGGCCATGATGTCTACGATCTCGCCCAGGTCCTTGGCCTGCATGCCGAACGTCATCATCACGTTGGTGGCCATGTCCGCCGACTGCGCCATGTTGACGCCGCCAATGGTCGCAAGGTCCAGGGATGGCCTCAGCGCCACGATAGAGTCAGACGCAGACAGACCGGCCATCCCCAGCTCGGTCAGGCCGTCAGCAACCTCGGAAGCGGTGTAAATCGTGCTCTGGCCCAGGGCTCGGACCTGCTTCTCCATAGCCGCCATGCCGCCGGTGTCCTGCATCCAGAACGCCTGGCCGGAGTTCATAATGGCGTTGCTGCGCGCCATAGATGCCGTGAACTCTGACCCGATCTCCACAGTGCTGCGCAGGGCGCTGGCGATGGCATAGGTGGAGGACGCTGCCAGAATGGTGGCGCTGGTGTACATCCCGATGTTGGTGTGCAGGCCGGACAGGCCGGCGCGCAGCATTGCGGCCGACTGCGAACCCAGGGTCATCGAGGCGTTGGCAGCTTTCTGTGCGGAGGCAAAACCCAGCAGCTCGGCGGTGGACATGGTGAGCATGCGGTTGTACCGCTGCTGCTCGGCTATCTGCGCCTGGATAGCCGCAATCTCCCGGCCATAGCTGCTGCTCAGCATGTCCTTCTGGGCTTTGAGGCGGGTCAGCTTCTCGATCTCACGCTCACGCGCCTGGCTCAGCTCCAACTGCGCCTTGCTCATGCCGTGGGCCTTCCTGGCCTCGTCCATGAGGATGTCAGAGTGCCGCTTGTTGGCGGCTACCAGGGCCTCGGTCTTGGCCAGCGCCTCCGCCTCTTCCTTGGTCATGCGCTGCTGGCTGCGCGCCTGCTCCAGGGTGGCGCGGTTCTTGGCGTCCAGGGCCGCCTTGTGGCGTTCATCAGCTACGATCAGGCGGGCCGCGGACTTCGTCAGCTCCTCCACCACCGCTATCGATTGCTGGTCTTCAGCGATAGCCCGGCGTCGCGCCGCGATGCGGGCGTTGAGCTTGGCAATCTGCTCCTGCTCGCCGCCGTTCAGACTGGCCAGCGTTCGCGTCAACTCCTCGATCTTCACCCGCTCGCGGGTAAGCTCGGTGATCTCCTTCTCGCGGGCCTGGTTCAGGATCTTGAGCTGGGCCACCTGCTCTGCCAGTCCGCCGTTCAGGCTGTCGTGCCGACGACGCAGCTCGTCAACCTGGTTCTGCTCGCGCTGGCGGAACGTGGCGGCGGCAGCCAGCCCTTGGTTCATGGTCTGCTGCAGGGCAATCTGGGCCTGAATACCACCATCGAGACCCTGGTAGGCTCGGCGCAGCTCGCCCAGCTTGGCGCTCAGTCTGGTGGTTTCAGTGAGTTCGCTCTTCGCTGCTGACAGCTTGGCCCGGCGGACTACCATGCCCTGTGCCAGCGCCGTATTCAGCTCGGACTCAGATGCTCGCAGCTTGAGGTTCTCGGCCTGCTGGCGGATGTCGGAGGTGGTGATGAATCGCTTGGTCGCCAGGCTGACCTTGAGGACCTCGTTGTGCTTGCTCTCGGCGGTGTCCAGCGCCTTTATAGAGGCTTCGAGGTACTTGTTCTGCCCTACCATCTCGGCAGTAATACCGCGAGTCTTCTCGGCCCACTTGATAAACGACGACTTGGCAGAGGAGTCGCCGAGCAGGCGCTCCACCTCCTTCAACTTTCCGGCATAGGCATCGGCCTGTACCGTCAGCTTCAGGTTCTGCGCAGCGAGGTTGGCCAGGGTGCCGGCCACACTGCGGCGGGCGCTGTCCGTGACCTTGCCCATCTCCTCTGACGCAGCCCCGGCGGCCTTGAGCTTCTTCTCCAGCTCGTCGAACTGGTCCGCAACGTCCTTCATCAGACGCTTGGCGGCGGTCGCCGGCTTCCCTGACTTCTTCTCCATGTTGTCCAGGGCGTGGCCCATGTTGTTCATGCGCAGCTGGAACTCGGCCAGCTGCCGGAGAGCTTCAGAGAAATCTACGTCGAACCTAGTGCTCATTGGTCACCTGCGGTTTTTGCGGGAGGTCTTGCGCTGCGCGGCGGCCTTTTCGGCTTCCTCGCGGGACTTCGTGTAGTGGTCGTAGAGGACGGCGTTGTCGGCCTCCTCTATGGCCCGGTAGAAGAGGGGGAGCAGGTCTTGCGGGAGTCGGAGAATGAGCTTGGCGAAGTCCGCCATGTCCCCGAACTTGATGGGCTGGTAGCCACCCTCGTACAGCTGCCGTCTCCTGTGCAGGCGAAAGAAGGAGTCGACCAGCCAGCTGAACTGAGGGGGCGGCTCCTTGAAGCCCTCGAGGGCCGGGTGTGGTTTCCCGAACTTGCCCTCGAGTTCTCGCATCGCCCGGAGCCCTTTGGCTCCGTGCGTGATCAGGAGGCGGCAGAACCCTTTACCGACTCGGCCACTTCCTCCTCGGCTTTCTCGCGGTAGTTGCCGCGATTCAGGGAGAAGTTCTCGATGAACTGCTGGAGGTCACGGAAGCGCGGGTCGGTCAGGTACTTCAGACCCAGCTCCGGGGTGTACTTCAGGGGCTCTCCGGCCGAGGCCACGCCTTCCCAGTCCAGCAGGATGTGGTTGGCGATCACCTGGGAGGAGATGTCAGCGGCCACCTTCTCAGCCGGCTCACCGCCTGCGGACAGGGTGTCCCAGTGCTGCAGGGCCAGCTTCGAGCGCAGGAACGCGCCCGCTTCGTTGTTGTGGCGTGCGATCAGGAACCGCGCACCCATGAAATTTGCCCACACACCGCCTTCTGCGGCTGCGGGGTCTACTGCGAGGGAGTCGATGTCGAGCATGGGGAATCCTTTGATAAGTGGCGCCCTTGTATGGGCGCCACTGTATCAGACCTGTATTTACAGTTCTACAGGTCGCAGT